CCCGAGCTGGCCCCCGAGCTGGCCCCCGAGCTGGTCCCAGAGCTGGTCCCAGAGCTGGCCCCCGAGCTGGCCCCTGAGCTGGCCCCAGAGCTGGTCCCAGAGCTGGTCCCCGAGCTGGCCCCCGAGCTGGTCCCAGAGCTGGTCCCTATCGTATGCTCCTGGCCATGTTTGCGTCAGCAAGTTGATGTATAGTTCCGCACCAAGCGGCGACGACAGGCGAACGAAGTGCGGCTTGGGCTTATCGATGCTGGCGTATAGAGCCGTGATTGCATCCTCTGCCGTATCGAAGTCGGCGAGATCGGTCGAAAGGCCATTTTCCAGCCACTCGCTGCATGCGCCGCTGATGATGCTTTTGCGCTCTTCGGTTAATTCTAGTTTGCTCAACATGGCTCAAGCCTCCTGGAACAAGTCTACTGCGTCGCACTTCCACCGCAGGGCAAAGCCGTGCCAGTAATTGCGGCGCCAGCCCTGCCGGCCACGGTGAATGCTCGCCGATGTGAGCTTGTGGCAACTTTGGCCTAGAACGCGCTTAATGTCATTCTGTGCCCATTCTTCGCCGCCCGTTATCTTGAGGGCAACGGCAACCCAAGCGCGGGTTTCGGTATAAATCCGGGTGCGCTTGCTGGACTGGATAAATTCGAGTGTTACTGGAAACTCAAATTCATCTTGTGCGCGCTTTAAAACGTATTCTAGCGTGCGTTTCATGCGCGGCGTTAGGCAAAGCTGCCGGGTTTGTTCGTGTGTAATCATGGGTGAAGCCCCTTTATGGTTGGTGTTATTCTAAAGCCCTTAGCTCCGAACCCATATTAGCCTCTTATCAAAGGGTTTTTGTCTGCGACCAGGAGCGCGACGCCGAGGACGCCAACGATTCCGACCATCTCAAACCACGGCTCAAGCCATGCAATAGCTGGCGGATACCCTGACCAGATGAATTTAGCGGCAAGCCCCATAAGGATTGCGGCGATTACGAGAAACCACACGAAGTTAACAAACGGCTTTGCGTTCTTCTTCACGTTGTTTTTGAAAGTTGGATCAATGACACCCATTTTATCTACCCTGATTGCGTCTCGGTGTGAGACTAATAGCCAGAATGAGCGTAAGCATGATGTAAGAAAATAGCACTAGCCCCGCCCTTTCTTCAGCTCTTCTACACGCTTTTTTTCATTTTTGCGAGCTTTTTCAATTTCGGGCGTCATCCGCAAGCCATCCGAAGGCTTGGTGCGCCGCGGACGCTGCGGGATGAACGGCACAAACATTGACACAATGCCAAGTAGGAAAATCGTTCCCAATACCGTCCAGAAGTTGATAAAATTAGTCATGTGAAGCCTTTTTGAATTACCGGGCGGGGCAGAGTTGCACCTAAGCAAACAAAGGAGGAACGAAAGTCAGAGGCGCCCCCCGCCCGATAAACTGGTGCCTAGTTCTCAGACAGAATCTCGTTGATTACGCTAACAACCTTTTCGCCTGCTTCGGCAATCACGTCGTCAGAGGCGTCAATGAAATTATCGCCTTGAGTGACAGGCTTTGCATCCCGATCGCGCTCGGCCTGGGCCAGATCGCGCATACCCATGCGGGCGAGGCGGTCATTGTCTGCAAGCTTTTCTGAAAGCTCTGGTGATGGGGTGAGCGTACCAATTGACGAAAAGCCCGTGATTGCCTCTGTTACGGCGATTGACTCTTGCTTGTCTGCCTGGTCGGCAGTCTGCGCAGTCTCGGCGTCTTTGGCTTCCAGCGCGGCAGTTTCCACGGCGCGCATGAAAGCGGCGGCGTAATGGTCAACGTCGGTTTTCAGCTTGGCCAGCTCATCGCTGGCGGTTTCGAGTTTGGTGTTAAGCTCTTTGCATTCGTCGGCCTTGTCGTTGAAGTCGGAAAGCGCCGCGGTGTACTTTGCCCGCGCTTCGTCTTCGGTCATGACAGGGTCAACATTAAAATCGGTGGCAATGTTCATTTCAGTCTCCGTGCCTTGATTGGCCTGACCTACTTGCCCCAATATGGAACAGTCGTCAAGCGGTTTTTTTTAGCATTCTTCGAAAAATCGTGATTCTGCCCTCGGTGACGGTCAGCATACGGCTGATTTGCCCATTGTTAAAACCTTCGTCAATCAGTCGGCAAATTTCTAAGTCAGTGTTGTCGCGCTCAATTGCCTGCGGGTGGCGGTGAGCGATTCCGACAACGGCATTTTTAGTCAGCCCATAGCGCTCCCCGATCAAACGCCGATTATGGCCCAGGCAACAAGCATGGTACACGGCCAGATAGTCGAGGGGCGCTAAGTCGCTCATTTGCTCACACCCGCATAATCTTCTGGGCGCTCAAGCTTTTTGCGGCACGGCGGAATCCAAACCATTTTTGTTTTCCGTGATTTGTCGCCAACGTCCCAAACAACCCAGCTATAGCTTGTGGCTGTGGAGCCTTTAGGGTCACCGCGCCCCTTGTGCATTGGGACTCGCTCGGTAAACACGCCCGAAATACTCAGAAAGCGTTCGGGCCATGTGGCCCATGCCCGCCGCAGGCTCTAAAGCATCCTCAAGACTGTGCCGCCCGCCTGTAACATGCTCCATCAATGCACGAACCGCCCAAGGCGGCGTGGGGAAGAAGTCAAGCGAGTCGATTGGTTCGATGCGTTGCGCCATGACGGCTGATGATGTGTTTTGAAGGCTCACTCCGTTTTCTCCAACTGCATTGCGCTGGCATCCGTCGTGATTTTCAGATTAGCGGCTTTCAATAAATGCCCTACCGCTTCCTCTACCCGATCCGCCATAAACCGGGATTGGATTAGAATACGTCTGCCGTCGAAGGCTTCCGCCTCTTCCGATAGAGTGATGAGCGCATTTTCAAACACAGGATTGCCGGTGCAATTCTCTCCCAAAAGCGCCAGCAAGCGAGCTGCCCCCTCATTGGGCAAGCTCGCGCCCGCAGGCGCGCTAAGGTTTTTATTTGGTTTATTATCTGGTTTATTATCTGGTAATGGTCTGCCCTCAGGGGCAAATGACAATTGCCGCTCAGGGCAAATGCCATCTGCCCTCAAGGGCAAATGCATTACCCTTTGTTCTATCCCATTGTAACTATACCACTTTGTGCGATCTCGGGTGTCTTTGTTAAAGCGCCCAGAAACGATGATTTCAGCCGCTTCCAGCTTATCGAGCGCGGTTCTGATCTGCTTGATTGTGAGATAGGGGAACAGCTTTTCGAAAGCGCTTATGCTGTTGAATGTCCAATAGCGCTCCTTGTGAAAGTGGCGCTCGCTTTCGTTCGCTTCATTCTTTGCGCACCAGTGCTGAATGTTGGATGCGATGACGGCAGCGTTAACGCCAACCTCGCCCGCAATCTCAACACTGAAATGATGGATTAGCCCGTCGCTCATTAGTACCCCCGCCGTAAAATTGAATAAATTGCATTCTTGCTTAGGCCAAAAAAACGCGCCGCCTCATATGCCGCTCATGCCTTAACCCCAATCTCTTCCGCAATCTCTTTGCGTTCTTCGTCAGTGACCCAGCCTTTAAGGTTAACGCGGCCCTTGGTCCCGATCCAGATGCGAATAACATGGTTGAACGTGGGGTTTCGCTCATTGCGCCGGACGCGGTTAAACACGCTGCGGCTAATTCCAAAAAAGTCCGCCGCTTGCTTGTCGGTAATGTCTTTGGAGTCAAACCATTCTTGTAAAGTCATATGATAAAGCCCTTTTCTTTAAGCTTTTTCGGATAAGCACGGATTATATCGCACTGTCAATCGCTCTGCGCCAAAATAACACTTGACGCCGGTTGCGGTGTGTGTCAGTAAAGCACTAAAGGAGACTGCCTGAAATGAGTATTTATGTTTGTGACCGATGTGACCATTACCGCGACAATGATTTAATCCCATGCTTTGAAGAGCGCGAGCAACTTGTTTGCGAATACTGCCTTGAAGAGCACGAAGGCTACGGCGACGAAATTGACCTAGATGCTTATTTTGATGAGGTGGCGGCATGAAACGCATTACCCCAATCGACGCTCTGCGCGTCTTTGCCAAAGAAAAGCGGGTTGAGCGCATACAGCGCAAGCGCAAGCGAATTGCCATGCAGATTAACCATCTTCAGGCGGAAATTTCCGACCTTGAAGACCTGGATCAGGCGTTGAGCGGCCGCGAGGGCGACCTTGAACACGAAATTGAAATGAGCGGAGTTTTTGAATGAGCGACGAAACGGAGACTAACCCAGTGGAACAAGAGACATTGCCAATTGAGGCGCCACAAACACAAGTGGCTGTGCGTTATGATGATTTGGAGCTGACATTTGCGCAGCGCCTTATTCTTGACCCCTCAATCGATCTTGACCGCGTAACGCGCGTTCTTGAAATGGAGAAGGAGGCCGAACGCGAGCGCCAGCGCAAGGCGTTTATTGAGGCCAAAATTCAGGTGCAGGCTAAAATCCCGGTTATTCGGCGCAACAAAGAAAACAAGCACACACAATCGACCTATGCCGACCTGGCGGCGATTGATGCGGTTGTAACGCCGATCCTAAAGGAACACGGCTTTACAACAGATGCCAGCGCCGGTGCCTCTGAAAAAGAGGGGCATATTGCAGTGACGTTTACGACAAGTCACAGCGAGGGGCATAGCGAATCTTTCACGATTGATTGGCCGCTTGATACGCACGGCACAGGCGGCGAGCAAAACAAAACGGGCGTTCAGGGGATTAAGTCCACAACGACAATTGCCCGGCGCGCCATGAAGATGATGGCGTTTGATATTGCGGACGGCGACAATGACGGGAACGCGGTTGAGCCACTTTCCGGCGACACTCTAAGCCCAGAGCAGGTCAAGACATTGCAGGACGGGCTAAAGGCGCTCGGCAAGCCTGAAGAGGCGTTCTTGCAGTTCATGGCGTCTCAGGGCGTCACGGTTGCGAGTGAGCTGGCGTCTGTGCCGGTTGAGTCTTACCGCGTCATGGAAGCCACGATTGCGGGCTTTGCGAAAAAGCAGGGGGATAAGGTCTGATGGGTTATTATAAACACGGAGGCAGGCATACGCCGGAATACGGGCATTGGCAGGCCATGCGCCGCAGGTGCCTAAGCAAAAATCATAAAGACTATGCGCGCTGGGGAGCGGTGGGCGTGAAAATTTGTGAGAGGTGGAATGATTTCGCGTTGTTTTTAGAGGACGTGGGGCCAAAGCCCTCGCCAGAAATGTCCTTAGACCGGGTGGACCCAGACGGTAACTATGAGCCGGGAAATGTCCGGTGGGCGACGCCTGCACAGCAAATGCGAAACCGCAAGGACTTCACCTATGTCGGCACTCCGTATGGAATTTTTGCTCTAATAGATTGGGCTGAAGCAATTGGACTAACCGGCGGCGCGGCACACATGCGGCTAAAACGGGGTAAGTTGGAGGGCTGTTGTCGTGCTTAATCCCCAGGATAAACCGGCATGGATCAAAAAGAGGTCTGGCAAAATCACTGCGTCACGGGTGGGCGACATTGCCCGCCGCACGCAGAAGGGAACGCCTTACTCGGTTTGGAATGATTACGTCTATGAGGTGCTAACTGAGCGCCTGACCGGGCAGGCAACGGAACACTTTGTCAGTAAGCCGATGCAGTGGGGCCTTGATCAAGAGGATGCGGCTGCAAATTACTATGCGTTCGAGACGGGCGCCGAGCTGGCTTTTAGCGACTTTGTTGACCATCCGGTTATCCCAATGTGCGGCGCGTCTCCCGATCGGCTGATAGGCGATGATGGCTTGCTTGAAATCAAGTGTCCAAACACGCGCAATCACATACTGTTTCTGTTGAGCGGTGACATTGAAAGGCTGGGGGCTAACTATCCTTGGCAGATTCAATGGCAATTAGAGTGCACGGGCCGGAAGTGGTGCGACTTCATGTGCTACGATCCGCGCTTGCCTGTGCATTTGCAGTCCAAGGTTATTCGCGTCGAGCGTGACCAGGAGATGATTGACCAGGCCGCCGCCGCAATAATCGAGGCACAAGCTTACATTACTGAGAAAGAAAACGCATTAAAAGAATTGGCTTCATGACTTTTACCGGAATCGCAAATCACAAACCCGAATATGTGGAAAAGCTGAACAAGTGGCGCGTTTGGCATAAGGACAATCCGCATGTCTGGGAGATGTTCTGCAAGCTGGCCGACAAGGTACGCGCAACCGGCGCGAAGAAAACCGGCGCCTGGCTGATTATTGGCCGGATGCGCTGGGATCATTTCTTTGAGACTGAGGGGGCAGAGTTCAAGCTTCCGAATGACCATATCGCTTTTTACGCTCGCGCTTACATGGCGAGCAAGCCTGAGCGGTCGGGCCTGTTTAAAATCAAGCGCATGTTTGGCGAAGACTTCGAACACACTGCCAGAAAGTGCCGGCTCGATGGGTAAACACAAAGAGCTATGCCCAAAGTGCAAGGGGTTTCCCCTAAGCGGGCCAAATGATAGACTTAAGCGCTGCACGGTATGCCGTGGGCAAGGGGTTGTTTTAGTAGATGATGGGGCGAAAAATGGTAAAGATGATGCACACAAGACGGCCTAACCCGGTCGTGGTTTTTGTATTAAGCTGGGGGCCTTGGCCGTTGGCGGCTTTGGGCGTCTGGTTGGCGCTGGGCGGTGCGGCGTGACTGTCGCTGTTGGGAGTGCGGTTCTTAAGTGGGCGCGGCAACAACACAAGATTGCCAAACAGGAGTCTGACCCGTGACCCTGGCCGACTTAATCGCTGCGGCAGACCGTGAGGCAAACCATCGCAAAACCGTTTACAAACGGCTCCGAATGCACGATTTTGTAACCGATGATTACGCTGATGGCCGCATACGTGAGATGCTTCTTATCTCGGAGGCGCTTAAGACGCTCGCACCGGAAGTCGTTAAGACACTTCCGAGCAATGGCGATCGACCCGCGCAAGACGGCAAGGGCGCAGATCGCAAAGACGCTGGCAGACGAACGCCACGCAAAGGCCATGAAGGCAGTAGGAAAAGACGCATTAGAGGTGCCGCTTGATGACGAATGTTCATAGAAACCCCGCCAAGATGCTAGACGAACGCTCCAAGGCGCTAAGGAACGAACGCAAACGCGCTTTCACCGAAGGCGTATGGATGGGACTAGCTACCGGAACAGTCGGAACATGCGCGGCTTGGTTCCTCATTATGCGCGGGATTCTACTCAATGGGTAAGGCTGCAGTTATTTATGGCTTGTTTGACCCTCGCACGGGCGCGCTTCGCTTTCTAGGTGAAGCATTGGCGGCAGGCCACGTAGGCGAAGAGCTGAAGCAAAGAATGCGAGAGTACGGCGCAAAGCATCCTGATAAGTTTGGGGACTGGACAGCGATATGAGCGCGCAAAAGCCAACCACTCAAGAAAAGATCAACAAAGTTCTTAAGCTGGTCAGTGAGGGCATGTCAGTCAAACAGGCTTGTTTGCGCAAAGACACATGTTCTGAAAAAACCTTTAACAACTGGCTTTCGGGGGATGACGCGAAAGGCCAGCGTCTACTGCGTTACGCGCGCGCACGCGAGGGGCGGGCGGATTCCATATTTGAGGAAGTGCTGGAAATCGCGGATAACGTCGAAGAGGACAAGAACGCGATAGCTAAGGCGCGGCTCATGATTGATTCGCGCTGGAAGTACCTGGCCAAGCTTGCCCCTTCCAAATACGGCGACAAGCTGGACGTTAACCACGGCGGCGATATTATCGTTGAAATCAAGAAATGAGCCTTGACTATGCGCCATTCCGGCACTAGGGGATAGGTACCTTAGAAAGGGCTTCAAATGACAGACAAACACACGATCATGGGGACGATTATGACTGACAAGCTTACCTGCACGAAAGACGACAAGGAATACGCTAAGCGCTGCATCGTCCGAATAGTCGATGAGATCGAAAGCTCAGAGTCCCGACTTGAAGCGTTTATCTCAAAGCTCAACCTGATGGACGTGCGACACGACGACTTCGCAAGTGATGCTGATCTGCAGGAGTTTCGCTTAAGCCTTCGCGACATGTCCAAAACCCTGATGGATACAGTTCAGCCCGGTGGTTATTTGGATCAGCATTTTGACCGGCCCAGCGAGAGCGCTCAATGACTGACCTCATAGACCGTTTGAAACAGCATCCCTATTACAAATCGAGGAAGTTCTCATGATTACCGAAGTAAAGCACCCGCATGATCCTGCACACGCAATCTCTGAGGCTGTGGGCCTTGGCAGTATGACGCTCTGGGTCAATCGTTCGTGGGGAAACTCATTGTCGGTGTGCCTGTCGCACGACGTGCCTGAAAAGGATGTCTTAGATCGCAGAATCGCGGGTGCCAAAGCAAGCGGCGGAAGCGTTGTTAACTCGTGGTCCGTGCGCCCAGCTGATTTGCTGCAAACGCTCTTTACTTTTGACCAGCTCAAAAAGATCGAAGCCGCGCTCGCCGAACCCACCCCAACACTCCAAGGAGAGGCTGAAGGATAATGAGCGAGTTTATTCAGATTAGTAAAGTTGCTGCGAATTGGCTGTTCAATGGTCGGACAGGAATCTCATCAGAAGCGATCTTTGCTCACATGGTCGGCGTAAAACAAACGGGCGACTGGAGTAATTGGCCTCACGATCCCGATGATTTTAGCCGATGTGAAAGGCTACTTCAAGCTGTTCCGGAGTGGCGGGAGCGCATCCCAGAAATGGCGCAACTTAATAAGGGTTGGGCACTGATTGCCCCGCGCTGGGAGGAGGTTCGGTCATCGATGGAAAATGAATGCGGGCTGTTTTGGGAAAAGCAGCAACGGGCACCGGAAACCTACAAGTTGATGAAGCAAATTCTGAAAGAGGAGCCCACCAATGACCGATAACACAACCCCCAGCAGAGATGAGCTGACCTCACGTACCGCAATGGCAATATACACAGGATGGGTTGCCGAGCATGGATTCCCGAACGGTCTCCGAACGTGGAATGAGTTGCCAGCAGAGACTGAAGGCCGCCTAGCCGCTGATCTACATTGCAAGCA